ACGAAGATCAAGGAGTAGATGTTTCGCAAGTAGAAAAACCAAATTTTGATTTATATAATTGTAAGATAAAAAGGATTACTAAAAAGGGTAAAATAAAAATTGAATCAATACCACCTGAAGAATTCTTAATAGACCGAAACGCAAAATCAATCGAAGACGCAGACTTTGTTTCGCACAAAGTTTTAATGTCAAGATCAGACCTAGTTGCGATGGGTTATGATGAAGAAGAAGTTAATAATTTACCTACGTCTGAAGAAGATATTTACAATACAGAAGAAATTACAAGACAAAGAAATATTGATGAGTTTCCTGTAGATAGTGCAACAGATAAATCTACAGAAAAAGTTTTAATTTATGAGTCTTATGTTCGTTATGATTTTGATGAAGATGGTATTGCAGAATTAAGAAAAATTATTTCAGCAGGTGATAGTGGTTCTATGATTTTAGAAAATATGCCTTGTGATGATATTCCATTTGTAACTGTAACACCAATTCCTATGCCACATAGATTTTATGGTAGATCAATTTCAGAATTAGTTGAAGACATACAATTAATGAAATCAACTGTCATGCGTCAAGTGTTAGATAATATGTATCTTACAAATAATAACAGAGTGGCTATCATGGATGGTATGGTTAATTTAGATGACCTACTTACATCAAGACCAGGTGGAGTTGTAAGAACTAAACAACCACCAAGTCAGGTTATGCTACCAATGCAAAACCAAACAATTTCACAACAAGCATTTCCTTTATTAGAATACTTAGACACAGTAAGAGAAACAAGAACTGGTGTTACAAGATACTCACAAGGTTTAGAAGCTGACAGTTTAAATAAAACTGCAACTGGTGTGAATACTTTAATGAGCCAATCTCAAATGAGAATGGAATTGATTGCTAGAGTATTTGCAGAAACTGGTATTAAAGATTTATTTAGAAGAATATTTGAGCTTACAGTTAAGTATCAAAACAAAGAAAGAATTGTAGAATTAAATAATCAATTTGTACCAGTCAGTCCTACAGAATGGAAAAACAGATATAACATATCAATTAATGTTGGCTTAGGTGCTGGTTCTAAAGATCAACAAATAATGATGTTGAATAATATTTTACAAAAACAATTACAGGCTTTTCAATTACAAGGTAACAAAGAATATCCAATGGTTACTTTGAAAAATATTTATAATTCACTTGCAAAAATTATTGAAGAAGCTGGACTTAAAAATGTTGAAAATTATTTTGTTAATCCAGATCAAGGTAGAGAGTTAGTACAACCTAGTCCTCCACCTGAACCAACTCCAATTGAAAAAATTGAGTTCACTAGAATTGCATCTGAAGAAAAACGTAAGATTGCAGAACTAGAATTAGAAAACAAAAAAATTAGAGCAGATACTGCTGAAGCTATTTTAGGTTTTGAAACTAAGATTAAGGAAATGGAGCTAAAATATAATACACAACTTGATGCAGCTAAAATAAAAGCAGATGCTGATATAGAAAAAATAGTTACAACAAATAGAAATAAAACTTTCCTTGCTGCACAACAATCATCAGACAGACTAGACGAACAAGTGAGTAATTTAGATGGACAACAGCGAACAGGACAAGCTCAACCAGGAATTGACCCAAGCGAACAAGGCTAAGGCATTATTCCAAGATCCTTTATTAAAAGATAGTTTTGATAAACTAAGAACTTTATATTCAGAAAGTTTATTTAATACTGGTGCAAACGAAACAGATGCCAGAGAAAAACTTTGGTTGGCATACAATGTGGTCAGCAAAGTAGAACAAAATTTATTAGAAATGATTGATACAGGAAAACTAGCTGCCAAGCAGTTAGAAGATTATAGAAAAAGTATCAAGAATAAAAAATTCTAATCACAAAGGTTAGGATAAGCCAACCTCACAAGAGGAGCTTAACTTACAAGGAAACACAATGTCAGATAATCAAGGCAATCCTTTACAAGGATCTGAAACTGATGTGCAAAAAGCACAAAAAGCAATAAATGGTTTATTAAATCCAAAAGAAGAAGAAACTATTGGACAACAAGAACCACCTAAAGAAGAAATTAAACAAAATTCTCCTGAACCACAAGAAGTGGAATCTGAAGAAGATCAACCACAGGAACAGGAAATAAAGGAAGAAGAAACAGAGTCGCAAGATGATGTTGAAGAAGAAACTTCCGAAGATGTATCTCAAGACGAAGAACAAATTGATACTCAAGAGAAACAAGACTCCCCATCTTATACTGTTAAAGTAAATGGACAAGAGTTGGAAGTTACCCTTGATGAGTTGAGAAATGGTTACTCAAGAGATGCTGATTACAGACAAAAGACTGAAGAACTTTCTCATCAGAGAAAACAATTTCAATCTGAGTCTGAAAAGCAAAGACAAGACTATTCTCAAAAACTCAATGAGTTAAATCAGAGATTAGCTGTTGCTCAACAAGACCTAAACGCAGAAATTAATTCTGCTGATTTAGATAAATTGTATGACGAAGATCCAACAGAAGCTGCAAGAGTAGAAAGAAAATTGAAAAAAAAGCAAGATGCTTTAAATCAATCTATTCAACAAACTCAAGCAGAACAAAAACAACAGTTTGAAAGTTTTTTACAAGATCAACAAAGAAAATTGGTATCTAAGATGCCAGAATTTTCTGATCCTACAAAGGCTTCAGCTCTAAAAGCTAATATGAAAAGCACACTTAACAATTATGGGTTTAACGACCAAGAAGTTGCTCAAGTGTACGATCATAGAATAGTGATGTTGGTTAATGATGCTATGAAGTATCGAAGTATGCAAAAATCAAAACCGAATATTGCAAAAAAGATTACTAAACCTAGCAGACCTTTTTCATCAGGTGTTAAGCAAGGCAAAACTGAGGCAAACTTAAAATTGAGGAGAGAAAAGTTTAGTCGTCTAAAAAAATCTGGCAGTATGAAAGCTGCTCAAGATGTCTTTTTAGATATGATAACTAACAAATAACCTCAACAATAAGGATATAACTATGGCAATAGTAAGTAATACGTTTCAAACGTATCAAGCGATTGGTGATAGAGAAGATTTGTCAGATATTATCTATAATATCTCTCCGACAGATACTCCTTTTATGTCAGCAATTGGAAAAGAAAAAGCCTCTGGTGTTTTACATGAGTGGCAAACTGATGCTCTAGCAGCAGCAGCAAGTAACAATCACCACATAGAGGGTGATGAAATTAGCTTTGGAGCTGTTTCACCTACTGCAAGAATCAATAACCATACACAGATTTCAAGAAAAGCTGTGATCGTTTCTGGTACTCAAGATGCAGTAAATAAAGCTGGTAGAAACAATGAATTAGCTTACCAAATTTCTAAAAGTTCAAAAGAACTTAAAAGAGATATGGAAACTACTCTATGTCTAAACCAAACAGGAACTGCTGGTGCAACAGGAACAGCTAGAAAATTATCTGGTCTTGCTTCTTGGATTCAAGCATCTACAAGTGTTGGTTCTGGTGGTGCTAATGGTCAAGTATCAAGTGTTGATACTCCAGGTACAGCAAGAACTGATGGAACTCAAAGAGCCTTTACTGAAGCTCAACTAAAAAATGTTGTAAAACAATGTTGGGATGAGGGTGGAGATCCATCAATGATTATGCTTGGTTCTTTCAATAAACAAAAACTATCAGGATTTACTGGTGGCTCAACTAAAATGACTTCAGCAGAAGACAAAAGACTTGTTAATGCTGTTGACATTTACGAAAGTGATTTCGGAGCTTTAACAGTTGTACCTAACAGATTCTCAAGATCAAGAGATTGTTTTGTACTACAACCTGATATGTGGGCAGTAGCCTTTTTAAGAGATTTCCAACTTATGGATCTTGCAAAAACTGGTGATGCTGAGAAAAAAGCTATGTTAGCTGAATACACACTTGTTTCTAAAAACGAAAAAGCAAGTGGAGCAGTATTCGATCTAACTACTTCATAATAATTAATTTGGTGGGGGAGAAATCCCCCATCAATACTAAATCAATAATTTTGTTTGGTCTTTGAAGTCAATGACGGAACGAAGCAAATAAATAAGGAAAAAAAACATGAGAACACTTAACGATTATTTTTTAACATCTGCTATACCTGATGTTTCAACTGCATCATCTACATTTGTAAATGTACCTGATGGTGGAAGAATAATTAAAATTTTTGCACATAACCAAACAGCTACTACAGGAACTGCTGCTATTACTTTTGAAATAGATGGTGTTGCTTGTACGTCTGCTGCGATTAGTCATGTAGCATCTGGTTCTGCTGGAAAAAAATACGAAGTAGAACCAACTTCATTAAACAGCGTAAATGAGGGATCAGTTATTGAAGCGATCACAAATGGTGGATCAACTAATACTTCAATAATGGAAATTACTTACGTTATTAGAAGATAACAAAATTTGTGGGGATCTTGCTTAGCCAGTACTTCCCCACAAGTACCAATTTTATAAAGGAGAAACTATGTACGGAAAAAAACCAATGAAGAAAAAAAATAAAAAATCTAAAAAGAAAAAAAAGAAAAGTATGAAAGGTAAATACTAATGTCATATAATTACGGATTATTTCCTATCAAAACACAAAAGGTAACATCTAGTGGATCTAGTGCTGCAACATCTGATGCTTTATTAGCTCATACACAGTTTGTAAGACTTGTTGCTACTGCTAATGGTAATGTTGCTTTTGGTGCATCACCAACTGCTACTACAAGCACAATGTATATACCAGCTAACGACATAGAAATTATCAAAGTTAGACCAGGTGAAAAAGTTGCTTTTATAGGAAGTGGCGATCTTTACGTTACTGAATTAAGTGGCTAGGCAAAAGTTTGTTCATTTTGTTCCTAGAGATAAACCACCAAAATTAGGTAAGCATAAAAAGAATTTAAATAAGTCTGAAAAAAGGCAAAAGAAACTAACAAGATATAAAGGTGGTGGACGTTGAATAAGTCTATAGAAAAAGATGGTTTGTTAAGTGATACTTTTATTGGCACAGATAAAGGTGTTGTCCATGAAAGAAAAATAGATCACAAACCAATTATTGAACACAATAAAAAACTATACACACAAAATGATGGGTATAGTGCAGACAAAGGTTTAAAAAGAATAGCATCTATTCCTACACTTGTTTTAGAAATTTGGGCTAAAGAATATAACAAAGATCAAAACAATGGTAACTGGTTTGCTCTACCAAAAGATGTTCAAACAAAAATTTTAAAAGAAAAACTTAATAGTTCTGATTATAGATATTTTAGAACTGCACCAGGAAGATTTTAATGGCACTAACAAATTACACAACACTTAAAGCATCAATTGCAAACTGGTTAAACAGATCAGATTTAACTGATGAGATAGCAGATGATTTTATAGTTCTTACTGAAGCTGATTTTAATTCAAAACTAAGAATTAGAAAAATGATTACTCAATCAACTTTTACAATTGATTCAGAAACAGAAACTTTACCAACAGGCTTTTTACAAGTAAGAGATTTATATATTTTAAGTGGCAGTACAAAGCACCCATTAAGATACATGACTCCAGCACAAATGGATCAAGTTAATGGTACATCTGAAACAGGATTACCAAAAGCATATACAATTCTAGGAGATACATTTAGATTTATGCCAAAACCAGATAGCTCATATTCTGGTGTTTTAAATTTTTATAAAAAATTTGACGCTTTGTCAGACACTAATACAACAAACTTTATTTTGTCTAATCACCCAGCTATATATTTATATGGCTCATTGTTTCATGCTGCAAACTTTTTAGGTGGATATAACCCACAACAAGTTCAAACTTGGCAATCTATGTTTGCAACAGCTATGGAAAGATTAGAACAAAACGATAGAGAAGATCAATTTAGTGGTTCTCCTTTACAGATAAGATCAGAGGACTCTGTGCGATCTGCTTTCTCTAATAATTATTCAACATCAACTTACTAGGTTTTTATGCAATTACCTTTTGGCGAATGGTTGCCAGACCAACCAGATCATTTAAATCCAGGTGCAACTGTAGCAACTAATGTTTATTATGCACAAACAAGTTATAAACCAGTAAAAGGTTTGGTGGCTTATAGTGGTGCAAGTAATGTTACACAAAATGCTAAAGGTGCTGGTTCATTTAGAGATAATACAAATACAGTTTTTACATTTGTAGGCACAAAAGATAATATTTATAAATTAACATCTGGTACTTTTTCAAGTGTCAAAGGTAGCTGTACTATAAGTGGTGGTGATACAGATTTTTTTACATTTACTAAATTTGGTAAATTTGAAAAAGAAAGAAAGGAAGTAAATCTTCTAAGGAATAAGAAAATGGG